ACCTAGGAACAGAATTGTTACAACGTTAAGTTTGTTAGAACTATAAACTAACTGGTGGAATCGATAACCTCTGGTTATCCCTCACACTGATCATTTAGATCTAAGCTTGTAATAAATTGTTATCTAACTGCTGCAACAGGACAAGAGTTCGAATCTCTTCACCTCCACAACAATCTGTCAAGGGATTGTTTTCATTAGTTTAAAGGGTATACACTAGGGATGTAAAAGTCTCTAGTGTATTTTTTATTCACACACACATTAATTAAATCATGGCAAAAACAACAACAACAAAAACAACAACACCAAGTGTGTTACCTTCTATCAAAGAAGAAACTCTTAACCAAATCATTAGTGCTCAAAAGGAGAAAATTGAAGCATTAACAGCTTATGGTAAGAAGTTAAAGAAACAAATCAAAGAAAACAAAGAATCACTTGAAGCAAGTTGTCAAGAACTATTTGAAACATTTGAGTCTGAAAAATTAGAAAGCGAACGTATTCATCAAAAAGCAATCATAGCATTCATTGGTTTTGGAATACTATTAGGTATATTCATAGGAACATTTATATAATGACTGATCACCAACAAAAGAAATCACTCAGTGTGATGACTATCGATGAGCTCAAGGAACTTATTCGAGAGAATAATCTAGGTGGTGAGATTGATTATGATGTTAAACATGTCTATGGTGAAATATTATTTCGTGACATGTTAAAACAGTGGGATGAGGATGAAGTGAAAGAGAAGAATGATGGATGTGGTCATGATCAAAATGAAGATTATTATGAAGAAAACAACTAAGTATTACAAAAGAAAAACAGCAATCTTTAGATTGCTAACAGAATCAAATAACTTTTTTATAATTCCTACCATTAGAGTTTATTTCGATAAAGCATATAGTGGTTGTTATGATAGAATTTATTTGGAATTTAGCTGGTTTAATCGTACATTAGCTATTAAGCTTAAATGATTAAGACCATTTCGTTCACTTAATTAATAAATATGAAGAAAGTAGTGTTAACTATATTTCTATCATTAGTTGTATTAAGCAATACAAAAACTCAATATTATGAAGTTTATAGAAGAATAAATCTTCTTTCAGAAAACACTCTTCTGTTTAAAATGAAACAGATTGGTATATTATATCCAGAGATTGTATTAGCACAGGCTAAGATAGAAACAGGTAATTTCACATCAGTGATATTCATAGAGAACAATAACTTGTTTGGTATGAAGCTTCCTGAGAGAAGAAGAACAACAGCTATTGGAGAAAATAGGAATCATGCAAAATATACATCTTGGGTACAGTCGTTATTAGACTATAAGATATGGCAAGATGGTATGATTCACAAAACACCAACAAAAAGAAGTTACTTATCATATCTAAGAAGGAATTACGCAGAAGACAAGAACTACATTAAGAAAATTAAACAAATTATTTAAACTAGAAACCAATGGAAGTATTAATCTATGACATTGAAACCATGCAGGAGTTATTCCTAATTGGTATTTACGATCCAGAGAACAAGAAATATCACGAGTTTGAGGTGAGTAAAAACAAAAATCAGCTTGATGCTTTCATTAGATTCAGTGAAATATATCGAGACCACTATTGGGTGGGATATAATAATCTAAGATTCGATAGCCAAGTGGTAGAATGGATTATTAGAAGTTATGAGCATTGGCATGAGCTATCTGCATTAGAAGTGTGTGCAATTATTGCACAGAAAGCAGCTGATGTGATTCATGATGCTAACTATGATGTATTTCCTGAATACAGAGAAGAGTGGCTAACACTCAAACAAATAGACATCTTTAAGATTAACCACTATGATAACAAAAATCGTATGGTTAGTCTTAAAAGATTGGAATTTGAGCTTGATCTTGAGAACATCGAAGAGATGCCTATTCATCATGATAAGACTAATATGACAGATGAAGAGATTCAACTGACTAAAGACTATTGTCGTAATGATGTTATGGCTACCTATGAGTTCTACAAGGTTACCACAGGTGATTGTGAACATCCTTTATACAAAGGCAATAATCAAGTAGAGCTAAGACTAGACATTCAGGAAGAGTTTGGCATACCATGCTTAAACTATTCTGATTCTAAGATTGGTGATGAAATGATTAAGAAGTTCTATTGTCAGGAGAAAGGTATACTGCCTACAGATATAATCAAGAAAGGAACATTTCGTAAGGAAGTACCTGTTAAAGATTGTATTGCTCATTATGTGACATTCCAGACACCAGAGCTACAAGAGTTCTTTATCAGAGTGAAGAAGCTTAAACTTGGATTGCAAGATGATTTCAAGGAAGAGATACACTTTTATGATAATGTATATTCTTTCATGAAGGGTGGTTTGCATACAGAGAACAAGCCTAAGATATTTGAGGCTGATGAAGATCATCTTATAATTGATTGGGATGTGAGCTCTTATTATCCTGCCATCATCATTAACAATGGACGTTATCCTGCACACTTGGGCAAAGAGTTCCTTCGTGGATACACTCATATGTTTGAGAAACGATTGGAGCTTAAGCCATTAGCTAAGAAGGATAAGAAGATTAAAGGTATTGTAGGAGCACTAAAGCTTGCTGTAAACTCTGTTTATGGTAAATCAAGTGATATGCAATCATGGATCTATGACAGACAACTAACTATGTTCACCACAATCACTGGTGAGCTTAGTTTGATGATGCTTATCGAGGCTTATGAAATGCAAGGACTACATGTTATATCAGCTAATACAGATGGTGTAACTATTATGATTCACAAAGATGATGTGCAAAAGATGCATGACATCAATAAATGGTGGATGGATCTAACACAGTATGAGTTAGAACGTACAGATTATGCTAAGATTATATTTAGCACTGTAAATGATTACTTAGCTATTAAGACAGATGGAGAGATTAAGAAAAAAGGTGACTTTCTTACAGATTTTGAATTGCATAAGAATAAGTCTGGTCGCATTGTTTCGCTTGCTTTGGAGCAGTACTATGTTCATGGGATTCCTGTTGATGATACTATCAAAGGTCATGATAACATCTTTGATTTCGCTATTCGTCAAAAAGCAAGTAAAAACTTTCACTACGAAGGGCACAACAAAACCAATGGTCAGAAAAATGTATACAACAAACTCATCAGATACTACGTATCAAACACAGGAGAGAAACTCCTGAAGATAAAGAATGAGGATTGTGATACTAATGCTGCAGCTGTTAGTCAAGTTGAGGCTGGTGAGTGGCTGTGTACAGTTTGTAATCATCTTACCAAGGATCATGATATGAGTAATATCAATTATGATTATTACATTGAGAAAGCTAATAGAATTGTGAGTAAGATACAACTAGAAGGCAAAAAGCGCAAGGTTGTTATTATTCCTAATCAAATGTCATTATTTTAAAATTATGCAAAAGAAAGAATCAAAAGGTAATTTGCACTTTGTTGCAAGTATAATCAAATCAGCTGTAAGAGTTATGGCTGGCATCACATTAATTAACGATCAAATAGTATTTGCAGGTGTGTTAATCATTTTTGCAGAGATATTTGGTATTATAGAAGAATTATAAAATGAAAAAACTAGAACCAACAGAACAAGCTAAAGAGATAGTAGATGATTACTATCATTTATTAAATTCAACATTTGGAGCTCATTATCAAACAGCTAAATTATATGCTATTGATATGTTAGATCAAAGATTAAGTACACCAGATCTACATCCTGATGAGCTAACTCATTGGTTCGAGGTTAAGCAAGCAATGATATCACTATGAGTGATGATCATAGATTGAAGAATCCACTACAGACACTACTTATAGTAATAATTATATTTAGTGCACTAGTGTATTTAGCACATTTATATCACAAATAATGAAAAAGATAAATCGTTTAAATGTAGCAGAACATCTATTAGAATATCAATTTAATCTAATTGGTAAGACTAAGATGGATGCTATTATGGATGAAACTTGGATTGTGGGTTGGTCATTAACACCAGATCAATATGCACAATTCAGAGCTTATGCTATTCCTGTACTAAAGAAAGTGTTTAAATACAACACTAATAAAGCAAAGGAAACATTTGAATGGTTTATGATGCAATTTGGATTGCAGGTATTATGATTCTAATCAAATTGATTATTAACAGGGCTCTCACAAGGAGCCCTTTTTTATTTACTAACAAATTTAATTATTATGAGCTCATTTCATGGACAAACAGTAACAACAACAGTTAACAAACTAATTAAAGCAATAGGTGAACCTATGTACGTAGATAACTCAGGAGAAGATAAATCAAACTATGATTTTTCATTCATGGTACAGGACTTTGAAGCATTTGTATATGATTGGAAAGAATACAGACCAATAGGTCCTAATGAACTAATTGATTTTCACATAGGTACAGACACACCAATGCAAAGTTTAATTGCTAAAGAAGAATTAGAACAACTATTAGGTTAATCACTAAACACACACATCATGGGACGTACAAAAGATTTATTAATTGAAGATTGGGAGAGAGAATGGCAGAAAGATTTCGTATATTTGCTAGAAGAACAGAAGAGAGCAGAACAGGAAGAACTATATGGCAGACAGCCTGCTGAGATAGTAGTAGTAGATAAACGTAAAACCAAAAAGAATGAACCTGAACATACAGATCTCCCATTTTGAGCAACTACTTAAGAATGGATACTCATTAGATATAGTATTCCTGTTGAAGCTTGCTGAAGAGGGAGAATGTTTAGAAAGTCTTTGTAAGGAGTCTCCTAAATTGGAGGCTCTTTACCAAGGCATTTATAGGAAAGGTTTAATCACAGTGGAAGATAAACTAACACTCACTGGTAAAGCTGTATTAGAGTTTCTCACAACAACAGAAGAAACCACTACACTTGTTAGAAAGAAGAAGACAGATGATGAGTTTGATCTTTGGTGGAAAGCTTATCCAGGCACTGATACATTCAAGATTAATGGTAAGAGTTTTACAGGTACTAGAAGTCTAAGAAACAAGAAAGATGAATGTAAGATTAAATTGTACAAGATATTAGAAGAAGGAGAATACACTGTTAAAGAACTAATTGAAGCATTAGAGTTTGAGGTGAACCAAAAGGTGAACAACTCAATCAAGACTGGTGTGAATAAGATGAGCTTTATGCAGAATAGTCTCACATATTTGAATCAACGTACATTTGAGCCATTCATAGAATTAATTAGAGAAGGACATAAACAAGAGATTGATACACCAGTCTCAGGGAGCACAGACATATGACAAAGAAACAAGAAGCAGAACAATGGGTTAATCAATTTAGATATTTTGCTGATGGAACTGATGATGATACTGATAGATTCAGTCCAGCCATTGAGAAAGAAAATGGTAAGAAGTGTGCACTACTAGCACTAGAAAAGGTTGTAGAATATTGCAATAAACTAGGAGTGTATAGTTACAAACATCAGAAAGAACTAACACAACTTAAACAAGAGATAGAAAAATTATGAGCTTTGAACATTTAGCAAAAGAAGTAGAGTTGGGTCTATCAGATAGAAACAATGGTATACCTATGGGATTCGATAGATTGAATCGTTATGTAGGAATTAGAAAGAGCATGTACTTTCTTGTAGGTGGTCTTACTGGTTCTGGTAAGACTAGCTTTATAGATGATGCATTTGTTCTTAATCCTTTTGATTGGTATAGATCAGTACAGAATAGACAAGACATCAAGCTTAAAATCATCTATCGCTCCATGGAGAGAAGTAGAACATATAAGTTTGCTAAATGGATTAGTCGTAGAATATTCCTTGATTATGGAATGATCATTCCTGTTAGTAAGATGTTAGGCTGGCAGAAAGAAAAGATGAC